GAAGTATCTCAACTTAAAAGAAAGTTGGATGGTTCTGAAGATGCTGAGTTGATTATGATGAATATATTAGAAGTGTTTAGAGATATAGAGTATGTTCCTGATCGTGGAAAATACTACACCTTCATATACTATCCTAAAACTGAGGGTATTAGATATGATGAACATCCTTTAGTTGCTGTGACAGATATAGAAAGGTGGGGATTTAAAGGATTCAACTATCACTGGGGTCAGATGAGGAACTATACCTGGCAAGAAGTAGTAGGTGCTCTTCATCTTGTAGAATCAAATGAAATTGAATACCTTCGTTCATTACCTTATGGAAAAATCAGGACTAAATAGATAAAAAAGTCCATAATGGCAGAATCTCAACAATATCTTCTCGGCAACGAGAAGTATGTTACTGTAAGTATTGATGAAAATAACTCAGAGATCTATAGAGTTAACTCTGATGGGACCAGGACGATTTTTGCCGATTTTAATGATGGGGTTATAACTCCTTCATCGTTTTCAACTGAAGAGTTTCAGAGAAATTTAGCTCAAGGAACTTTTACTAATACAATTAATGAATCTATAGATAATGCTCGTGGATTGCCACCAACCCAAGTAACAGACCCTAATCAACCTGGAGCTTCTGGAGGTTCTACTCCTGCAAATCCAAATCAAGAAGTTTCAGAAGGAACTCCAGAACAAACGGATTTCAAATATCCAGAAAAGTTAAGTTTAGATCAAGATGTAATTCAATTTAAGGCTGTAAAATATATTCCTCCAGGATTAGGTGAACAAAACACGGCCACTAACACAAGAGAAAGTCAGAATAGAACTATAGAAGGAACAGTAACACTTCCAATACAAGCTCAAATTAGTGACTCAAATATAGTTGGATGGGGTGAAGGTGCTTTAGATGAAATCACAAGAAAAGCTTTAAATACAGCTGCAAATATTACTAAGGGTACTATTAATGATGAAACTTTTGCTACAAATTTACAAAGTACAATAAAAGATTTTACATCTAATCAAGACCAAACTTTAGCTTTATTAGCTGAAAAAGTTATTGGTCTGCAAAATATACAGGGAAGAACTGGTGGAATTCTCAATCCCAATGTCGAACTTCTTTTTAATGGTCCACAGTTAAGGCCATTTAGTTTTAGTTTTAGAATGATTCCAAGAACAAAAAAAGAGTCCGAACAAATTAAGGGAATTATTAAGTTCTTTAAAAAGAATATGGCAGTAAAAAGAGATACCGGACTTTTTCTAAAAGCTCCAAACACATTTTTAATTAAATATTTACAAAAAGGTGCTGAGGAGCATAAAAGCATAAACAAAATAAAAGAATGTGCTCTTATAGGTTTTGATGTAAATTATACTCCTCAAGGTTCATACATGACATATGAAGATGGAACAATGGCTTCATATAATATTACTCTTGCATTCAAAGAACTTGTACCAATTTACTATGAAGATTATAAGCCTGATCACCCAATTGGATTCTAAAAATGGCAAAACCTTACTTCAGACAAGTTCCTAATTTTGAATATGTCAGCAGAGTTGCTGGAGAACAAAATATCTCCGATTATATTGCTGTTAAAAATCTTTTCAAAAGAGGAAAGTTAAGAGAAGATATTTTTGGAAATCTTAACTACTTCACAAAGTATAAGATTATTGGTGACGAGAGAGCTGATAATGTTGCTGCAAAGTTTTATAATGATTCCACATTAGATTGGGTGATTCTTATTTCAAATAACATTCTGAATGTTCAGAATGAATGGCCTATGACTCAAAGAACTTTTGATCAAGTGATGCTTGAAAAATATGGGTCTTACGACAATCTTTATAATGGTATTCGTGGATTTGAAACATCAGAAATTAGAGACTCAAGAGGAAGAATAGTTTTAAGAGGTGGTCTTGGAATCTCTCCAACTTGGAAAACAAATGGAAACTTTGTAGAGATTGTAAATGCTCAGATTGCTGTTATTTCTTCAGGTGATTCTCTCACTCCTTCTACAACTGTCACCGTTTTCCTTGTAAATGGTATTCCAGGACTGCAAATAGGTGATCAAGTCAATATCAATAATGTAACTGAGAATCAATATAATGGAGCTCAAATTGTAACTGAAATTCTTGCAACTAATGGATTTACAGTTACTGGTTTTAGATACGAACTTCCATTTGCTCCCAATATTGCATCACCAGTATTGGCAGATCCAAGAAAAGAAGAGGCACTGTTTGTAGTTCCAGAAACATCCACAGTTACATCAAACTCTTATTATTACGAATATTGGGATGATGGTCTTGGTTATACGGTATATGTACCATCAAGTTCCTTTGTAGTTCCAATAACAAACTACGAATATGAACTTAGAATTGAAGATGAAAAAAGAAATATATTTGCTCTTAAACCAGAATACTTAAATGTAGTCTTTAATGATCTTGATGATATCTTTACATACAAAAGAGGTGGCGATCAGTTCGTGAACGCCACCTTAAAGAGAGGAGATAATATTAGACTGTTTGGATAATCAATCCTCTGCGAGTCGTTGGAAGTAACTCAGAGCATCATCTTCATCCTCATCAGATGTTTCAATCTTGGGAAGTGAAGGTGACTTACTGCGAGCGTAGGATTGTTCCAGTTCTGCGATTACATTCTCTTCCTTAGAAGGAGTTTGAGTGTAGGACTCATACTCATCTTCCTGATCTTGAACAGCAGCACGAGCAGATTTCTGTCCAAGAACATACTTCAGACGCTTCTCAAGATCCTCATAGGACTTGAACTGATCAGGAGCAACGATAGCAGAGAGAGAATACTCTTTCTTCCACAGTGCTTCCAGAGCATCATCGTCACTCAGAAGTGCTGAAGGGGAATCAAACTCAGACTTGTCGTAGTTCCAGTAACCTTCAACCTTACGAATCTTCAGACGGAAGTTAGCACCACCCCAGAAATCAAAGGGATTGATGGGTTCCTCATCTTCGAATTCAGGTTGCATAGCATTCAGGATCTTATCAAAGATCTTCTTACCGAACTTGAACAGGAAGACTTTACCTTCGTTTTCAGGATGAGCAGGATCCTTTACAACATAGATGTTTGCAAAGTAAGACAGCTTACGCTTTTGCTTACGAACAGTTTCTTTATCCTTATCACTACCACTGTTCCAGAGTTCACGATTGTGCTCGGACACAGGATCCTTCTGACCAATTGTAGTCAGAGAGTTCTCGATGTACCAACCACCGTTACCTTGGAATGCGTGAGAGTACATCTTGACCCAGGGAAGTTCTTCACCTTCAGGTGCAGGAAGAAAACGGATAATGGCAGAACCAACACCAGTCTTATCCATTTCTGGTTTCCAGAAACGTTCGTCAGCACCACCACTGGAACCAGTGTTCATTTTCTCTACTTCCTTCACCAGTTTCTCAGTGAGAGAACCAAGTTTGGATTGCTTTTTCAGATTTTCAAAAGACATTTGTATACCTCGGATTTTTTGTATTTGGCCTGTGTGTACCCCATCAGTTTACAGGTCCGTGCCCGTCTTGTCAATACGTTCTTTCATGGTCTCCAGCAATTGTGTCATGTTGTTAAAAATGACACTCATATCAACATTAGGAGGAAGACCCATCATTTGAGCAGATTCTTTAATTCTTTCCTTCATCTTGATTGCCTCAGGATCATCGGAAAGTTTTAAACGAGTATAAAGAATCTGTTGTTTATTCAACAATTTCTCCAAAAGAGAAACATGAAACATTTTTTCCTCTTTGTTCATTCGAGGAAACTCAAATACATTTCTGTATACATCTTCCTGAAGATCAGATATTTCAGCCATCTCAGCACGGACGACTTCAGAATCAAAAAAACTCATGTTCCTCCAACAATCTGCTTGAGTATTTTCTTGTAATGGAATACATCTATATGTAGGAACGGAGAATATTTTTTCATTTTTAGACTGACGGTTTCCCACACAGGATCTTTTAATTTTTTATCAAAATTTTTTCCAAATAGGAAGATTTTATCGTATATGACTAGTGTTTCTAGACTGACACTACCACTCAAAAAACTTTTTAAAATAAGTGGATGTCCCTTTGAGCAGTCAAAGACTTCTTCAAATTTATTTTCGAATAATTGTTGAGACTCTTCCCTAAACAAGTAGGATAAAGATTGTATTCTTTTTTGCCAGGATTTGTATCTTGATTCCCCTTCTTTAATCATATCCCCAATCCAAGCATTTTGAGGATCAGTACAACTTACAAAGTTTGCTACAAAAAAATCTATCACTTCTTTATCTTCTTTCTGACGTGATAGTTTTTCGAACCAATAACGATCCTTCCTCTTATAAAAGGACTGAAGAGATGCACGACTCTTACCTTGATACTTGTGATAATCATAAGAATCTTTCGTAAAGTGATTCTTCAAGGCAATATAAGTCTTATAAGTATCAAAAGGCACCATTCAAAAAAAAGTAATATAAGGATTTTTACCGGGAAAATTTTTCCCCCTAAAATGGAATTAAAAAACCAATCTGGCACGGGAGGTCTTCTTGAGGAAGTTCAACTCCATAGCCTCATACTTAATCTTTTCCTTTAGTGGTTTTGAAATAAGTTTAGGAACAGATTCAACATCGATACTATTCTTCTCACAGAAGTGAACGACAGCATCAATATAACTCATATCCTCATTATGTTGTACGAGATTCTCGATCTCTTGGGCAAATCGAGATGGACAGAAAAACTTATTCTCTAGTGCTTTTTCTAATTCATTCTCCATTTGACCTAACACAGTGATGTACAATCTTTTTCCTCAACTTTTGTTCATTCTAACACATAAAAATATAAAGTCAAGAAACTTGTTCGAGTTTATCGTTAACAAATTTCTTGATGTATTGTGTAAGCAGTCTGATGTATTTTGCTTTGTCGTATTCTTCGTAAACTTCTACTTCTCCGTTCTCACAAGTCATAATAATCACAAACTTCTTTACAGACAGTCCTGTAAGTTCATGAAGCATACATGCATATGCACAACACTGAACGAAGTATCCATCAATCCAATCTCTAGGTTTTGGTTGTTTGGAAGTTTTAAAATCGATGATTGATAGTTCTCCATCAAACTCAGCAATACAATCTACAGTACCAGCAACACCTAAGTATTGACTATAGAGAGAACCTTCAAGGGTATAGATGTTATTTATACGATCTAATGCAGGTTTAGCAATCTTAAACAAGTGTTCTGAGATTGGTTGAACAGTTGGAAGATCTAAATTTCTTAGATGATGCTCAATCAAAGTATGAGCATCAGTTCCACGACTTGTTGCTTTACGAGTAATGCGGTCTGCTTCCTCATCACCAACTCTTTTACGCCAAGAAGCAAACTTTTCTTTGTTAAAGTGACTGATTACTGAGGTGATAGAGACAAACTTTTGTAGTTCATCTTTATCACCTACTTTATAATAACGAACACCATCAATCATTTCCCTCTCAAGAGAAGGAAGATTCAATTCAACATGATTAAACATCAGAGATTCAATTCCATTTTAGCAACAAGGTATTCTTTACACAGACCAGAACGAACAATATCCTCCACACCAAACTCAATCATGGACATCGAAGGCATCACTCTCAGAATTCTCATAAAGTCAATAATACCATTACGTTCATTTGTTTTTACAAGGTCTGACTGAGTGGCATCACCACAGAACATAATCTTAGAGTTCTCACCAACACGAGTAATAATAGAATCTAGTTCGTGGAAGTTTAGATTCTGGAATTCGTCTACAATAATGATAGCATTATCTAAAGTAGTTCCACGAATGAAAGAAGTACTCCAAAAACTAATTGTACCTTGGGTCTTAAGATTACCATAGAGCATCTCAAATGCAGAATCATCAGGCATTTCGAACATGTACTTGACCATGTTCTTATAAGGAATCTGATAAAGACTTGATTTGTCCTCATGGTCCCCAGGTAAGAATCCAATCTCACGAGTAGCTACAAGAGAACGGACAAGATAGATTTTCTCATAAGGAGTCTTATCATCAAGAACATCACGTAGAGCATTATAGAGTGTAATAAACGTCTTACCAGTACCAGCAGCACCGTAAGCTACAACATTCTGTTGAAGTTTATATTGTTTGAAGAGAGCCTCTTGATTATCAGTCAAAGGCTCAATCGTCTTCATGATATCAAGATTGATTGGCTTCTTTCGTTTCATCTGTCTATTACTCATTCCAAAAGGTACAGGGTTCGGTGCTCTTTTACGTGCCATAAATCAACTAAATGGTTTTACTGTTGCACCAGGCATTTTTGAAGCTTTACGAAGAACTTCATTCCATCCTGGATTTTTCTTGACAAGTTTTTCTTGCCACTCACCTACCTCACCGACTCCAGCACATCCCTGAGACCAATCTTTGTCCCAATCTGGATTGTCTTTTCTCCATTGTTCATAGTCAGCAACTGACATGACAAGTTCTTGTGTATCACCTGTCTTTAGATTTTTAACTGGATATACTGGCATTGTTAAGAATAATGTATAGGGATATTTATTCGATGGTGATAGAAGGTGCGTCCACACACTCAGTACAACCCTCACGAGTCCAACCAAGTGCTTCAGATACGGCAGGAAACTGACACGTAAAGATGCAACGAATCAATTCTGCAATCTCCATATGTTCCTTCTGTGTACCATGTGCAGAACGAAGATCAATATAATGGATCCATGACCTTACAGAACCCGTCATATAAAGACGTGTAGGGGTTGCAAGAGGAAGTACAAACCTTGCACACTCCTTTGCCACACCTTTCTCTAGAAGACGATTGTAGAGTCTCAGACCACTTTCAAAATGAATACGAATATCTTCTGTCAAAGTCAGTCTCAGATAGTCAGGAATGTCATCAATTGAATTTTGACGATTCTTTGTATCTTGACGACGAAGTTCTGGAAGAGGAATTGTTTTTCCTAGAAGACTTGCATCAGCATATCGTTGTGAAAATTCTTGATAGGTGAAGGATCTGTGACGCAAAATCTGAGCTGCCAGTCCACGAGTAGTATTAATCTCCACAGTAAGAAAAGCTTGTTCGAAGATTGACCAGTGCTGATGCTTGATACAGTATTTTAAAAGACCAGAGAACTTTTCATTCTCCTGATTAGCAGGATTACTCACTCGTGCACAGTAAGCCATATGCTTTTCTGCATCTGGAGTAACGCTAATGAGTTTTACTTCTGGTTTCATAAACTCAAAGTCATCATACATCGTATTCATCTTCTCCGTCATAAAATACTTCGTCGTAATCAGTTAAAAAGTTTTTAATTTCCTCATATTGAGGGTCCTTAATATCAGAATTAATCTCTTCCTTAAGGCATTCTACCAAAGACTCAAGATTTCTTACAATCAGTTTTAATTTTTCTTGGTCCATTTTTTTATAAACCTTTTCAATAGTAATTATAGACAAAAAAAAGAGGGGAGTCAAGTCCCCTCTAAAAATATTCACTTACTCAACAACAATATTTCAAAATAGATTAAGTAAATGAATGCTACTGATGCGCCTGTAATAGAAGCAATTGTAGCAATCATTTTCCTGCTCCAACATTAGCGAGTTGTGCTTGGTGACGACGTTGCTCTTTTTGCTTCTGCTCTTTGATGAGTTGAAGTACATTAAGTTTTTTCATTTGTGACCCTCCTTAGTAAACTTAACACCACGATAGGTTTCGTTATACTGTTGGGGTTGTTGCATCATTTGCTGTTGATACTCAAGACGCTTTTGAGTATCATACTCAATACCGCGATATACTACTTTAGACATTAGGTTTTCTCCTTAGTTTTTTAGGTTAAAGAGCGTTCCTTCAGTCGGCGTTTGCGTTCGCTATTTGCGAATAGCGAATGAACGATCCGTTCCGCGTCGGCTTACTTCCGTCTGGTATTCCAGATGAACGTAAGGTCATTATAGACCTGTTGAATTATATAGTCAACTAAAGGTATTGATTTATACCATCTGTATCATAGTTATACACATGATTGCGATTATTAATCACAGATTGTATTAGCGAATTAAAAAATTCATATTTGCTATTTCTCCATTCCATATTTTTATCATATTCTTCCCTCCACTTTTTAAGTTTTTTATCTCGCCTTCTTTCCCAAAATTCTTTCATTGAAGACGAAGAAAATCCTTCACCACCATCAGTTAAGTTTCTCAAAATACCAGTGTTATTATTTTTTCTACCAAAAATTGATATCATATAAACTTCATGTCGGAATGCTTCTTCTTCTGTAAGATCTTTTTTTAAATATATTATTCTTGATTTATCTTTAGGAACTTTACATGAAGTTCTGTTCTGTTTATCAAAAACTCTTCTACCCTTTCCTTTACCGATGTAATAAGGAGTTCTGTCTTCACGCAAATAAGCGTAAGTATAATAGTTCACAGTTCCACTCTGTTATGGTTCGCAATAATATTTATACAAGAAAAGGTGTCTAGGACACCTTTCCACCTGATAGATGCGAACCACACAGGTATTACTATTTATCGCTTAATATAATCTAGTTTATGTTCAGTAGCATAAAGTTGTTGTATGATGATATCACAACCAATCTTTGGATTACAATCTCCACAAGTATAAACATCAGCTGCAGCCTTACCTTCTTCAGGCCAAGTGTGAATACTGATATGACTCTCAGACAATAAACAAATCACAGTGACTCCCTGTGGTTCAAACTTTTTAGAGATAGTTTGAACCACAGTAGCACCACTAGCAACAGCAGCATTTTCTAATAAGTCAATAAGATATTTTTCATCGTTCAAAAGAAAGAAAGAACATCCATAAAGATTTAAAAGATAATGCTTACCCATCCTCAGGGTTCCTCAAAAGATCACTGACAATCTTCTCAGTTCCATCTAATTTTTTGACAGTAAACAGAGGAGACCTCATGTATTTTTTAATCTTCTTATATTTTTTAAGAAGACTCCTTACTTCATCTTTGTTGATTGATACTTCAATCTTTTCTTCACTAAATCCTTCACTCATCTCTTTTTCTTTTTTTCTGGTGCTTTATATCCCCACAGTTTTGGGTTTACTCTTCCGTATCCAAAATCAATCTTAACAACTGATCCTGGACCATACTTATCATAATAGAAATCAAATAAATCGACTCTCTTTCTGCAACGAGTTACATCTAAGAAAGTTTCACCATCCACATTATACCAAATAAGATATGCATCATTTGGAAGTGATGAATCTTTTGCTTGAACCATCGTTGATCTTTCAAAGAGAATCTCACATCCATACTCATGAGGCAGATATCTTGATTTTTCTTTTTTAGATTCTGCCATTTTTCTCTCCGCAACTACACTCACGAACGATTGCCCCACACAATATCAGGATATGCTTTTTGCACAATATCGAATGAGATATCGTATTTATCTTCTAGGTTCTTATCCTTCACAAGAATTAAAACTTCAGCCTCATTTGGATGAAGAGATTCAAGAATCTGAATGAAAATTGCTTCTCTACGAATCTTGGAAAGAGAATCGTTACCACCTTTCACAAAGTTATAGAGATTCTTATAGTCTCTACGAAGAGAAGAATGATCTACTCCCAGAGGACTTTCGTTTGGTTGATAGGGAACTTCACCACTAGGGAGAAGGGAAATAATACTTTCATCAAAGTTCCAAATCAACAGAGTCTTCAGAGCATCATTTTTATACTGCTGAAGCATTTTAATTTTATCCTCTTCTGTTTCTTGTTCATGAACGAGATCCAGAATCTCATTCATGAAAGGGTTAGGAGGAAGTTTCTTAGTTTCTTTGGTTTGAGAAGTAGTTTTTGCTGGTGTTTTCCTAGTTCTACTCGTCGTCTTCTTCGTCGTCGTATTCGTAGTCATTTTCAAATCTCACTGCTAAAATTTCGTCAGGAATTATATTCCCATTTTGATCAAACATTTCTGGATGGGTATAAGAGGGATATGAGCTCTCATAAAAATGTTGCTTGGCCATCCATCCTATTACTCCACCAACAAAAAAGAACATCACTGAAACAAGAGTGCCGATGGTGAGTGTTACTGCTAACATTTTGCTTTCTCCGAGAGTTACTTTTTCCGAATGTCCAAATGAAATTCGAATAATAGGTGTATCTCTCGCCGAAAGAGAGAAATCATTTTACCAAATCTCATTTGGAATGTCTTTGGTTCTTCAGATTTCCTCCTCCGTTTTCTTAACAATAATTCCACACCCCGATTGATCTCGGGTTCAGAGTTATTTAGTTTCCTTTTTGCGTCTCCCCTTTCTTTTGTCATGATTATACTTCCAGGCATCTTCAAGGATGCCATACAAATAGTTTCTTATTTTTCGTGCCTCTGGTTTAGGGATGTGACCATAGGCTTCACGAAGTTGTTTATGAATCTCATCAGCACCTCCTTCAAGATAATCATCAAGATCCATTACTACATTACTGATGTTTGAAGCTGTAGGACTTTCAATAAACTCTTCGACTTCAAACTTTCGAGCACCTTTTACCTTAAGGTAATCATAAAATTTCAATACAAATTTTCCCTGAAATGCATAATCAATTGCCTTTTCAACATCGTTATAAACTTCGTGAAAATTAGTTTCCATTAAACTAAGTTTTGCTCCTTAAGATATTGAACTGTATCGGTACAACCACCAATATGTTCATCATTTACAATCACTTGAGGGAATGTAGAACCCTCACCAAATTCTGCATAAAATTCTTCTTTAGTAAAATCAGTATTCAATTTGTAGATTACATGCTGTAACTCGGCCAATTCTAACACCTGTTGAACTTTTGTACAATATGGGCAGCCGTCTTTGGAATAAACTGTAAACTTCATAACATTTGTTAAGTTTTGAAAATTATTTAGTGGATATAATTGTGGCCAAGTATCTCTAATGATCTCGGCAAGTTTATATGGTGTCTCAGAACTGATCATTAAAAAAGGAGGGTCTCCCCTCCCAGTATATCATAAAGCGTTTCCTCTGGGAAGAACTTCCTCAGGGAACACAAAGTTCTCATGAGGTTGATCTACTGGAGCCATCCAAGCTCGAAGACCTTCATTCAGAAGAATGTTCTTCGTGTAGAAGGTTTCAAACTCTGGATCCTCTGCCGCACGAATCTCCTGACTTACGAAGTCGTAAGCACGTAGATTAAGGGCAAGACCAATAATCCCAATAGAAGATGTCCAAAGGCCCATAACGGGAACAAAAAGCATAAAGAAATGAAGCCAACGCTTATTGCTAAAAGCAATACCAAAGATTTGAGACCAGAAACGATTGGCCGTGACCATCGAATAAGTCTCTTCCTCTTGTGTGGGTTCAAATCCTTTGAATGTATTTGCTTGTTCACCATCTTCATAGAGAGTATTTTCTACAGTAGCACCATGAATTGCACATAGTAGTGCTCCACCTAGGATACCAGCAACTCCCATCATGTGGAAGGGGTTGAGAGTCCAGTTGTGGAAACCCTGCAGGAATAGAAGGAACCTGAAGATTGCTGCTACACCAAATGATGGTGCAAAGAACCAGCTGGATTGTCCTAGTGGATACATCAGGAACACGGATACGAATACTGCGATAGGACCAGAGAATGCGATTGCGTTATAAGGACGGATACCTACAAGACGTGCAATTTCAAACTGACGAAGCATGAATCCTATAAGACTGAAGGCTCCGTGAAGTGCCACGAAAGTCCAGAGTCCCCCAAGTTGGATCCAACGGACGAAATCTCCCTGAGCTTCAGGACCCCAAAGGAGTAGAAGGCTATGTCCGAGAGCATCAGCAGGAGTAGATACAGCAGCAGTAAGAAAGTTACACCCCTCCAGATATGAACTCGCAATTCCATGGGTGTACCACGAAGTTGCGAAGGTGGTCCCTGTAAGCCACCCGCCAAGAGCGAA